TGAGTTAAATAATGCAGTTGATGAAGTCTATGGCAAAAAAAAGCCAACAGATATTATTGCTCCAAAGAAAAGCAATATGTCAACTTTCAACCCTACACAACCAATGGCTGATGCTGTTACTCAAACCAGTTCTAGCCCAGAAATATATCATCCACTTGATTTGCATAAGGCTGTTTTAGATGCTTATGCTGAACCTCCTCCTCCAGAACCAAGAGGTAGAGTTACAGGATTTTTGGGTGATGTAGGCAAAGGTTTAGCATCACTTGCTGATGTGGCTTATTCTCCTATTCCTAGTTTTGTTGGAGGTGCAACACAAGCTATTGTTAGACCTTTTACAACTCCTCAAGAAGCTGAAAAAATAGGTACAAATGTAAGTGGTTTTATTGAAAAACCAGTTGGTAAGTTTTTTGGTGTTACAGAAGACCCAGCTTATAAGCAAGAATTAACTAACAAAATCACTCAAGTAATTGGTGAATATGGAAATAAAGGGGCAGATTTTATTTCTCAAAAAACTGGTTTGCCTGTTGAAGATGTTAGAAACATGCTTAATACAACAAGTTTTGCTATTCCAGAAGTTGGGTCAAAATTAAAACCTGTTGTTAAAGCAATAGCAAAGCCTGTTGTTGAGGAGGCTAAATTAATATCTAGTGCTTTAGGTCAGAAAGTTCCTAAAGTAAAAATTGAACTTCAAAAACAATTAGAACAAAAACAAATTCCTGAAATCACACAAAATTTGCAACAACTTGAACAAGATTTTCAACAGAAAAAAGCTAATCCTGAGCAAGTTCAACCTACTGAGCAAGTTGTACAAGAAGGTAATGCTCCTACAGTTGCACAAGATTTGGGAACTGCCAAGCCTACAACACCAGATGCAGACTTTAAAGAGGTTCATTATGGTGAATCTGGTTTGCCATTAGATGAGCAATATGCTAGAGCTAAAGCTGTCAAAAAAGTAGCAGGAGAAGATCACCAAGCTGATTTATCTGCTATTGAAGGTAAAGGAAAAGAAAGGTCTACAAACTTTCAAACATCCAAAACTGATACTGCTCTTGGTAATTATCTTTCTGAAAGATTTGCTGATGAGCAAAATAGGCTTAATGCGTATCAATCAAAATTAGTTAAAGATACTGGTGGAACAGAAGGACTTGATGAGTCTGCTGTTTATAAAAGAGGCAATACTATTCTTGAACCATTAAAAGGTCTTGAAGACTATTTTGACAAGAAAACAGAAAACATTTATAAAAAGAGAGATGAGCAAGGAAAATCTATTCCTGTTATAGCAAACAAAATAAATGAAACTTTAAATGATAGGACTTTGAGTGAAATTTCTGATCCTGCTGAAAGACTAGCAAAAACATCAAAAATTAAACTTGAGCAATTAGGAATGATGGATAAAGATGGTAATTTATTACCTACTGATGCTTACCATTCAGAATTGTTTAGAAAATGGTTAAATCAAAATTATGATCCAAAGGCTAATCAATTACACAAAGCATTAAAGGGTGCTGTAGATGATGATGTTTTGGCTAATATGGATTCAAATTCACCTTTGTATAAAGATGCTAGGGCATTGGTTGAACTTAGAAAAAACACATTAGATAATCCAAAGGGTATATCAAACATTTTGGAGGCTAACGGCCCCAAGGACATAAACAGAAAAGTTGATGTAGAAAAGATACCTCAGAACATCACCAATATGCCTGTGGATCAATTTACTCATGTAATTGATACTCTAAAAAGTATGCCTGATGAATTGCAACCTAAAGCTCAAAAAGCATTAGGTGAAGTAAAGGCACATTTTTTAAATCAAATGGCTGATAAAACTCCTGCCCAATTAACTAAGTTTCTAAATGGAAACAAAGAAGTTATGGGTAGGTTATTTTCTCCACAAGAAATGGAGAACATAAGAGATTATCATAGTGCCAAGCATATATTCAAGACTGATACTGGGTATCCAGGTGCAGCGGCTCAGACCATAAACATAGAAAAGAAACTTGGTCAAAAAATAGGTGAGTTTGCAGTTAACAAAGGACTCCCAGTAGGTGCTGAACTTGTTACTGGTGGTCATGGTATGGGATTGCCTGCACTTGTTACAAGCCATTTTCTTGAGAAAAGAACTGCTAAAAAGACTGCTGAGGCTCAAGCCACAACAGAAAAACAAGCCTTTGAAAATGCTCAAAGCAGATTTATACCAATTAAAGATTTATTAAAACCATGAGCACAGAATCACCAATTGACTTGGTCAAGTATGGAGTACTTTGGCAAAAAGTAGAAGATTATGAGAAAAAGTTTGATTCTATGGAGAAAAAAATAGACAAACTTGAATGTTCTATTGAAAAACTTATTTCTATGGCTGATAAGTCTAGGGGTGGGTTTTGGGTAGGCATGATGGTTGTTTCAGGACTATCTAGCTTTGTTGGTTTTGTTTCTCACTATGTTACTTTGAAATAATGGATCCGTTCACCTTGGCAATGATGGCAATTGGAGCTGTTAAGTCTGGGGTTTCAATGTACAAAGAGGCTAAATCTGTAGGCAAAGAAGTATTTGGAATTTATACAGAACTAAGTGATTCTCTTGGGTCATTTTTTGACCATCAAGAAAAAGCTCACAAAGAAATAAAAGAAAAAGAAAAAAAGCCTACCAATGGTAAAAGTATAAAAGCTCAGGCTTTAGAAAATGTTTTAAAAAGAAAACAACTTGAACAAGCTGAATATGATTTAAGGCAACTTTTAACTTACCAAGCTCCTCCAGAACTAGGTGCTTTGTGGACAGATTTTCAAGAGGAAAGAACTAGGCTAGAAAAAGACAAAGCCAAATATGAACAAGCTCAAAAAAAAAGGATGCCCAAGAGGCTTACAGAAAGTCAACAAAAAGAGAAAAATGGAATATTAGAATTGCAATATGTATTGCAATCATGGTGGTTTTCATCACAATTGTTGGACTGATGTATTACATCCATTCAGATTATCAAAACAATAAAGTAGAAGAACAATGGCATATTGAGTTTATGAAAAAATTTAAACCCAATAGCAAAGAATATGAGTGTTATAAAATTTTTCAGGAAACAGGGTATTCACCAAGATACTGTAACTAGGAGTTAATATGGATTGGTTAAAAACTATTGCACCTACTATTGCCACTGCACTGGGCGGCCCACTGGGGGGGCTTGCTTATGAGGCAGTATCTAAAGTTCTTGGCATTTCTCAAGATGATGCTAAAAAGATGCTTGATGATGGCAAACTCACTGCTGACCAAATTGCAAGTGTCCAACAAGCTGAAATTGCTCTCAAGGCTAAAGCTCAGGAATTAAATTTAGATTTTGAGCAACTGGCAGTCCAAGACAGAAAATCAGCTCGTGATCTTCAGCAAAATACTCATTCTATTATTCCTCCAGCTCTAGCTATTATTGTTACTCTTGGATTTTTTGGAATATTAGTTGGCTTAATGATGGAAACATTCAAAACATCAGATGCATTACTACTTATGCTAGGTAGTCTTGGCACAGCTTGGACTGCTATTATGAGTTTCTATTTTGGCTCTAGTGCAGGGTCACAAGCCAAAGATGCAATGTTACATAAATCCTCACCATTGGAGCAAAAATGATTAATTCAAGGAATTTAGATGAACTTTTACCAGAAGTCAAAACAAAAGTTGAAGATTTTATTAAGGCTTGCCAACATTCTGGGATTGACTTGTTGGTTACATCTACATATAGGGATAATGAAAGTCAGGATGCTTTATATGCTCAAGGTAGAACAACAGAGGGAAGAATTGTTACAAATGCTAAAGGGGGTGAGTCTTTCCATAACTATCGGTGTGCTATTGATGTTTGTCCTTTGGTTAATGGTAAGCCTGATTGGGATGGATCACACCCAGTTTGGACAACAATAGGTGAACTTGGTGAGCAGTCTGGTCTGGAGTGGGCAGGCAAGTGGATTCACTTTAAAGAAATGGCACATTTTCAATACACTGGTGGACTATCATTAGCAGAACTTAAAGAAGGGAAAACAATAGCATGAAAAACTTTAAAATTACAGGTAAAACCTATGAATCACCCAAATCACATTATGTGGTGGTTAGAGAACATGAAAAGAAAACTGAGCATGAGTTGCATAGGTTAGAAGATAAACTCAAAAAACATGAGCATCTGCCTATGGAAAAGGCTCATCCAGAAAAGAGCTAATTCAGTTTATTTTGGAAGTCTAGGTAGGTTTGGGGAAGGGGCACAGTGGGCGGCCACAGTTCAGCCTTTATTAAGCTAAACACAGTCCTTAAATGGGCATCCATCCAGAACTTTTCCTTTTCCTCTTTGCTTAGATAGTGTCCTTGGTCTAGGGTATGGTGGCAGTCCCAGCAGAGTGCGGCAACCATATTGTCATCAGACTTTATCCCTCTCCCTTTTCCATGAGCCTGTGAGTTAGAGTGAGCACCAACTATTGTCTGGTCATCAGCCCCACAAGCATGACAATGTAAAAATCTAATATTGTTTAAAAGTTTGGAACTTCTAACATATTGCCTTTTAGGATGTGTTTTCAAGCTCAATTCCTTTTTCAGCACACCAAGCCTCTAACCATTCAACAAATTGGCTTGCTTGTTCTTTGCTGAATTTGCGACT